CTGTCACTCGCCATGTTATCTTCGTCAATAACAGGATTAGCTGGATTTGTATAAACTGAACCGACATAAACAGATACAGTAGTGTCACCAGAGTTAATTGTGCCACTGTCAAAGGTAAAGGTTACAGTTGTGTCAGGAGAGGAATATGATGATGTTGCGATCTTACCAAAGATAGTTCCAGTGTTGCTACCAACTACTTTAACTCTACGACCTACATGGTAAGTAGAAGAAATGTCAGAAGCTACAGTTATGCTTGTAGCAGAGGCTCTAGTAAAGGTCGTTGTACCATCGCCATCACCTAATAAAAACCATTCTTTGTCGTTCCATACGGATCGGACATCTTTTAGCTGTTCTCTAATAGCGTTATTAACGTCAGAGGGTGACATTCCCTCAGAGATATTAACTCCATTAATCGCTGTATTACTACTAGCTGTTGTACTGTAACTTGATACTGTCATTTTTTACTCCTAATTTTTTTGAATACTTTGTTCAAAATTTTGATAATCACCTAGAGGAACTCCTGATAAATTTCTGTATATTTTTCTAATTTGATTTATTGGAAAAGAATTACCTGATTCATTAATACGACCTATAGTTTCTTTAGATGGAAAATAAGGAAGGTATTTTCCTGATAAATACATTCCAACATCATTTTTACTTATATTATTTTCTAACAAAATTTTTGCTACCTCTGTTTTTCCTAATCCTAACTCAAACGCACTTTGTATAAGTGTATTCATTTCTGTCCAATTTTGATACCTTGCTTTTTCTGCTGTAATATATGCGTTTATATATTCTTCTTCTGTAACTACATTCTGATTGTTTGATATTTTACGAAATATCTTTTCAGCATTGTTTACATTTTGGTTATGTTCAGGGATTTTAAAATTAAACGCTTCTTTAATGTTAATTTCAGAAACTCTGAGACCTCCAAAGTTAGCTAACAATTCTATTTTTGGATCATATTCTTTACCATAAGGTTCAACAATACCATTAAATGATTTGTATAGTTTTTCTAGTTGGTCATAACCAGCAGGAACAAAAGCATCTAGTACATGAAGGAACATAGCATTAAGCTGATCTCCAACTGGTAATTCAGGGTTATAAACTTGTCTGCCATTAGATTGTTTGTTCCTTGTTATGTCTAATATTTTAGATGTTAGGATAGATTCATCTAAAAAATATCTAGCAAATTCTTGTATACTCGCAATACCTGATTGAATAATAACATCATCTAAGGTTTTATTATCTCTTTTACCATTATACCATTCATTAACCGCTGTTCTAATTGGTCTATGTAAAATGTCATACGGAAACGTATAACTAGAATCGACATATTGTATATTTTCAGGATCATCATTTAATACAGTAATATTAGAATCTTGACTCCATGAAGGAACAAATGCTTTAATTGCTTTTACTATATCTTCTGTATAACCTCTTGCATTGTTATAAGTTTCATTTGCAACTTTTAATCCAAATCCACCTATAACTATATTACCAGCCAATCTTTTTGCACCTCTTGTTTTAATAACACTATTGGCTGTGCCTAATTCCTTCATTCCTTGTTTAACAGAAAACACAGTATTTCTTAATATTTCTGCTGGGAAAGATACAAAGTTACCAATAGGCAATCTTCTTAAATATTTTATTGCTGGTGGAACTTTATCATAAGTAGGCATAGTGTTTGTTACAATTTCACTAGCTTGTTTTTTTAATTGTTTTAATTTAACAGGGTTTAAAACCATGTCAGGATAAGCTCTTTTAAGAGTTGCTAGTTCCTTTTCATAAACAATAATCTTAAAAAGATCATCAACACCCATGTAAACATTTTGTAAAAAATCTAGGGGTTTTTTTGCGTTTTTAAAAACTATATTGTTAGTTATCTTATCAACAAATCCTGACATTGAATTTGCCATTTCAACATCTTTAAACACACCTTTAAGTTCGTTCATTTTAACACTTGTACGAACAACGCCTAAATCTAAATATTCTTGATATTTTAAATTTAATACCTCATCTGACATTTTTCCTATGTCATTAGCTACAGTTTTAAATGCAGACCAACCTGTTTTACTAAAAGGATTGACACCATTAAACATAGCCATCAATATTCCACCTTGTAAGTTTCTTAATTGTGTTACATGGTTTAGAACTGTTTTAGAATATTGACTGACACCTTTACCAAATAAAAACACTTTGTAAGGCAACAAAATATTACTAATAGAAGTTTCATCTATAGATTTTAAAAGTTTAGCTATTTCAGGGCTTGTGTGATAGCCTTTTAGTGGATTGTATTTATTCCCTACAATTTCAGTAGCAAACCTACCTGTGGGTTTTTGATAGATATACTTATTAAAACCATTTTCTTTAATTCTATTGAGGTACTTATCAGTCTCTACCCATTTAGTTAAATCATCAATGGTGTTAATTAAATTTTCTAAAGGGTTTTTTACTTCTCCTAGTAGAGCTTTAATCTCAGGAGCTATGTCTTTTTTCTTTAAGAATAACGATTGTGATTGTTTGGGTAAAGATTCTACAGTTGAAGCGAAGTTTGTGTTATCACCTTTGTCTAATATTTTATTAATGACACCATTAACTTCAGCGTTAGTCAGTGAAGGATCTTGTTTTTGTATGTAATCAAAAGCGTTTTGTCTAATTTGTTTATTTGGATTAAAACCACCTCTGTATAATTTATAACTTTGTCTAACATAAGAACCAACATTTTTCTCAATAATTTCTTTTATATTTTTTCCTAAACTTTTGCTTTCTATTAATTGTTTACTTAAATCATCAATTAAAGTTCTGGCTTTTGCGACTGGCTGTCTAAGAGATTCATCTAAAGTATTAATTGATTTCTTACCTATTAATACTTCTTGTATGTCGTCAAATATTTTTGTTTTAAATTGTTTTTTATTTTCAAACTTTACATTAAACTTATTTGGATCAAACTTTTTAGCTATCTTATTTACTTGTCTCTCAATTTGTTTTGCAGTTGATACAGCTCTATGATTGTTGCCTCTAATTTTACCTTGATATAATTCATACAACTTTTGCATTTGAGGGGTTTTTCTTCCCCTTGTTCTAAAAGGTGCAAGTATAAATTTGTCTACATTACTTAAAATACTGCTTTCGCTAAACTGTAATAAGTTTTTAACATCATCAGGCTTTCCAAGTTTTATAGTGTTGTCCTTAAACCTTGACTTCATTACATTGTCATCAAAGTATTTAAAGTTTACTCTTTTATCGCTTAAAACCTTATCGACATTTTGTTCTAATTTATTGATAATTGTATCTGCTTTTACAATACCTTCGTCAAACTTTTTATTTAGTTCGTTTTTTATTTTGTTTTTATTAGGACTGTTTTTAAAAGTAGTATCAACGTATTCATTTATGGCTTTTTTTCCTAATGTATCGTATTGTTTAACTTGATTTTTTGTATATCCCCACGATCTTAAACTAGCACCAGTAGTGGACATTTGCTGTGGTAATGTTGATTCAAACAATGCAATTAAATCTCTTTGTGTTCTAGCACCATCTGCTTTATCGCCTGTAATATTTGTTACAGTATCACCTACAACACCAGCTCCACCATAAATTGCTGATTGTATTGTTCGTAATGTACCATCTAGTATGTCACTAGCTCCCATTACAATCGGATTATCTACAAATTTTTTAAAAAAAGGATTTTCTATTTCTTCTACAGTTTTTTTATTAATACCTAATTCTTCACTCCAAATGTAATCCATTGTTCTGCTTGTAAGTGACCAATCAGATTTTTTATCATCAAAAGGATTAAAACTACCCTTATCATAATAACCATCTTCTATAGGCAGATTAGGTATATATTTTTTTTTATAGTTTACATTGTCGTAACTATTATCACCTTGCATCGGCACTTCAGGAATAACCTCATTGGTTATTTGATCTACAGGCAAACCATAGTATGCAGAGGCATCTTCTATAGAATCAAAATCAGGTATAAACCTAACATCAAAACCACCACTTGATTCAAAATCGGGGTGTTGATTTATGTATTCAATATTAAGCTGTGAAGGTTGTTGATTAGTCTTGTTTTCAAATTGAGTATTTGTACCAGTTTGATTTTTAAAATCATCAAAAGATAGTGTTTCTTGCTTTTCTTGATTAAAACTATCTACAGTATTTTGGTTTTTAAAACTTTCAAAAGACAAAACATTGTTACTGCTTTGTTGCACATTTTTGTTTTTGCTAAATTCGTCAAAACTTAATAACTGTGTCATTATTGAGGTGGTACTGGTTTAGTGACTTGAATATAGTTTGTTCCATCAAATACAGCTAATATTCCATCGTTGTTATAATAATAAGTTCCTTTTTCTGCATCATCTGCGTTATTTGGTAATGGTTTTGCACTACTTAAATTCCAAGCATAATTTGCTTCTGCTGTTAAGTAGCCTAAATCATCAGGTCTAGCTGGGTTATTTTTAGCGTCTGCAATCCATGTTTTAACGAAATCCTCTTGTGATTCACCTTTGCTTGACTCTAAGAACAATATAGCTTTTGACTCATCTCCATCAAAAAGTTGTTTAGCTACATATTGATAATTTTGAATAGTTGCTGTTGTTCCATCAGTTCCTAAAATATCTTCTAAACCTTTGTCTAATTTATCCTTATCAATAATATTATTATTAAAATCTTGTACTAATTGACCGATTTCTGATTTAGCATCAGGGTTGTCTTTTTCCCAAGTAAACTTTTCTTTTTCAAAACTGAACATATTTTCTTGAAGATCAAATTTATCTTCTTCAAGATCCATTTTTCGTTCATCTATTTCAATGCTACTATCTATTTGTCCACCTTGTTTTCCTTGAAGTTCAATAGTTGATTCTGTTCTATCTTCTTCAAGGTCTAAACTTCTATCAGTTTGACCTATTTGCCTATCTTTTTGATCTTGTTCTACAAATAGGTTTTGAATATCTGCAAATGTAGAAATGGTATTTAATTCATTAGCATCTCTCATCATAGCACGATCTTGTGCGTTCTGCATAGCAACACCTAACGACTGACCAAAACTTTGAGGCATAGTAGAGTAACCTGATTGTGCTAGTAATCCTGTAGCGATGTCTTGAGCCATTGGACTATTAACAAAATTTAATAATCCTGTTTGTTTTGGTTGGTTATATTTTTGAATAATAGGTTGTATTCTACTTTGTAATAAACCATCTATAATTTGATTTCTTACATTCATTAATCTACTCATTAAAAGAACCCTCCTAATAATCCACCACCGATTGCTCCAAAGAGAGGATTACCAAACATAGAGTTACCACCTATTTGACTTGCAATATTAGCACCTGTTAATGCACCACCTAGTAATCCAGCACCTGTATTTCTAAAAACAGGTTGTGTTGATACTGTTTGTGTCGGTACTGGTGAACCTAATGCACCTAAGTATTGGTTTAATTTAATAAATGGTTTTTGTTGTTCGTAATCAAAACGAGCAATAGCGTCTTGTAATCTTGTTTGTTCAATAGCTTCTCTGTCTGCACCTACTTGTGCTAGTCTTGATACATCATTGTAATCCATTTCACCTAGTTGTGGTGCTGTCGTCATTGTTTGGGCTTGTAATGCTCTTTCACGATTATACTGATCTCCATAAACTTGATTTGCTAATCTTCCTAACGAGTCTGATAGTATTTCTTGGTTTGCACCTGATCCTAGACGACCTGCTTTACTAAACTGTGATTGTACTTTTGATGTAACATCACCAGCCATTTGATTAAATAAACCTTGTGTATATGGATTAGATGTAGGAGATAAGAAATCTCCAGCTAATGTTTGTTGAGCAAGGTTTTGTGATTGGCTTAATAGAGGATTACCTGCAATAGCTCTCGCACTTGCTAAATCTAATGCTGTTCTTGTTTCAGCCGATGGATCAATGTAAGTATTATTAGGAAAAAAGTTTGGTGTATCAGCTTCAAATAAATCTTGTCCATAATTAATTGCCTGTTCTAAGTATGGTCTAATAAACTCTGATGGTTCAGCAGATGATGTAGTTGTTACGTTTTGTGGTGATGATCCTTTTGACATTTTATATTTCCTTATTTAGTAAGTATGCTTTAACACTAAATCCTTTCAGTTTTCTTACCCAGCCTTTGCGACCTGCAACTTCTAGGTGTGTGCAATTTTCTTTCTTTGCAAATTTTTCTATAACTTCTTGTATTCTTTCTAACCAATTTTCTAAGTTTGTGCCTCCAGCTAAAAAGTATCTTAATACCTTTGACTGAGGATATTGTGCTATTTCGGTCACAACAGCACTTTCTACTTTATTGTCGTTCCAACTAATAAATAGTTGCATACGATCATTAGCAAGACCATACAAAATATCTTTTATCGTGTATGTTTCGTCTAATGCTTTTTCTATTAAAGGAGCTACTTGACTCCAAATAAATTCAACATCTTCGCTTGGAACTCTAGTAACTACGTTATCCAATGATAACATACTTAAATGTTCTTGTGCTACTTCCTGATCCATGATTGAGGGTAGCACTTCCATCGCCTATATTGGTAAAATGTATATGAGCAGTTGATGCGTTATTTGTTGTAGGCATTAACAATATAACACTATTACCACCTATTCTAGCATCAGACAATGTTGTTGTTGTACTAGAGTTAGTTAAAGTAATTTCACCTGTACTATTCAGTTTACCATTAATGGTGTTGTTTAACGATGTTGAAACTAATCGTAAGTGTTGTCCTGTATCAGGTATTGATAAAGGAACTGTAGGAAATTGATTATCTGCCACCTTCAGGTCTCGCTTCTATATCTACACCAGACATGGTGTTAAAGTTTCCTGTTACTTTTACCCTAATGCGATGATATCGAGATGTACTCCGTAAAGGACAAGTGCCAGTATCATTAGTGCTAACAGCATCGCCAGTTGTTGTGGTGTCAAGTTGTGATTGCCTCGTAATTGGTGTGATAGTAACAGATGTATTGGTTGTTCCGTCTACTATTGGTCTGCAATTAATTAATGTTGATCTTTTTCCTTTTGCACCTTCAAACTCTGTCGTATCAACTGTAGCTGATAGACTGTTCGCAATAAACTTGCCAAATTTATTATCAGAGTTAAAACCAGCTAGACCAACAATACCTTCTCTATAAAAGTAAGAGTCTAATGATCTCGGAAGGTTGTCTAGGTCACCTAATACATCTAGGCTCTCTAAAGTTGTAAAAGCCTCTTGTGATGCACTAGCAATAAACTCTAAGTCCTGTCCACTACCTGTACTCCACTTATCGACTGCATAGTTATAAATCAATAGTTTGTTATTAGAAGTTCCGTCAGCTCCTGATCCTCGATAAGACCATACAACAATACTGTTGTTTGGATCGACAGCAGAGGTAATACCATCAAGGTTAGAAGATAGATCGTTAAAGAAGAAATTGTCTACTTTACCATTTCCTATAGGTGTTAGTTGTTGTCCACCTGTTAGTTTGTAGAAACCATCTTGTGCTAAAAAGAAAACCATGTTTCCGTAAGAAGCAACAGACTTAGGTGCAAATGCTCCAATGTTGTCAGCAATCTTGTTAAACTGAAATATTAAAGGAGTACCTACATATTCCATTCTGTAGATAGCCTTTTCCATAAAGATTACACCAGCAGATTCACCACCAACAATAGCTTGTATATTACCATGTGAACCTACAATATCTTGAAAACCTGATTGAGTAGTTTGACTAGGTGTCCATGTAGAACTATCGTTAATACCTGACCATTTAACTCTTTGGTTGTATGTAGTAGAACTTTCTTCTGTATACCCAGCTACAACAAAATCTCTAATGACTGCGATGTATTTGGCTTTTAATGTGACTAAGTCACTAAATGCTGTGTCTACGCCTTCTTCAAACTTTTGTATGTTGTCGGCAAAGTTAGTAGCTATAATGTTTGCTCCAAACTGTGTAAATGCCCAAAAGTCTCTAGCGTTCTCAGTTGTAGAGTTGTTGTAACCACCAGACTTACTTTTGTCTTGAAAGACTAGAGAGGAGTCCATCTGATATAGTTTTGTAGCGTCACCAGCATAGTTGGTTGAACCACTGGCACTAAAACTTGTAAATAAACCCACAGCACTACCTGTTAATCCTGTTGTGCTTAAAGCCTGAAAACCAGCAAGGCTTTTATAACCTTTAGCAAGAGGTAAAACATTATCGACTACTAAAGCACCTGAGTTCTCGTAAGTAGGTAGGTCAGCTTGTAGATCGCCAAACTCAATCATTTACGCCACCTGTGGTGTAGACATCTGTAATGGTGATGATGTTGTTGATCCTCTTGATGAAGTTTCGTTTGCATTTTTCAATGCTTCTTTATACAGAGTTGCCCAAGTATTTATCCTTTCGTCTTGCATGATAAATGGTGCTGACTCAGCCAGTGAACCATAAAGATACAACTCAGGATAATTAGTTAATATTGTATTGGTTGTGTTGCTATCTGATAAGGCAGATATTGTTTTGTAATAATTAATTTGCAAGGTTTTAGCACTGTCTGGTGCTACACCTAATAAAATTTCAGTTCCTAAAATAGTGAAGTATGTTGGTTTTCCAGATGTTTGACTGACGTTGTACTTGTTATAAAAATCACTATTGCTTATAAATTTAAGGGTACAGTAAGGGTTACTTTGATATATAACTGATGTTGCTTCAATGTAACCTGTCGGTAAAGAATAATTTTGTGTTCCTGCAACTGTGGTAATAGAAGTGTCTGTGTTTACCATTTCTCTTACTCTAAGCTCTCTATTAAGTCGTGCCTCTGTTAAGGTAATAAAATCACCTAAGTATGAGGTAAGGTCACTTCTGTTTAGATAGTTTGCTATCGATGTTTTGAGATTAGAGTATGTGTCTAGTGCCATTATAAATTACCTGTATATATTCTAAAGTGTTTGTTATCACTATCGTTTAACCATCTAAAAAATCTAGTTTTGTCTAAGACTTTACCATTGTAATTTAAGATGCCTTGTTTAGCAAGTTGGTGAACTACAATATTCGGTAGTCTTGCAACACGATATCCTTTGGCTTCTTTTAAAACATTAGATTTGTATGCACCTTCATTTTGTGCCAGTTTGTTTGCATCTAATATTTCTTTTACTGATGATTGGTCTTGATAGTTTTCTATATGATATTTATTCTCTGCTTCATCAACGATTAGATTTGTTTTTACTGTTGATTGATCGTTAGGATCATTTAGTGAGAATTTTTTTGACATTACTTTATTGCTTTTGCGATCATCATATCAACGGAGTCTTTAACAGATAAACCTTGATTTCCTGTTATGCTTAACATTGGATCATATTTTCTGTCACCCATTGAAGTTTGTTTAGATTGTTTTTTTGCTCCACCTCTTGATATTGAAGGATCAGATTTTTTTGCATTAGAAACAACCTTAAATAACTTAGAAGAATGTTTTTTGTTTGTAAAAATTGCCATATTTGCCTTTCTGTATTTTATAAAGGGGGTGCATAACACACCCCCAGTCCTTTATCCTACAAATAATTATGCAGTTAGGTTAAATATACCATAGTTAGCATTTGGAGCTTTAGCTGTTAAAGTCCATTCTGCTAATAGTAACTTCTTATCTGAGTCACCAGTTTTTGCCAAATCAGATGTTTGGAATGGTCTTAGGAAGTCGATAGACCACATATCCATTTGAAGGATATCTACTCTGTTTGAGTTCTGGAAACGATCTGGAACAAAGGCGACCTCGCCAAAGTCAGAAACATAAATGTCAGTTGTTCCAATTGATACACGATCAGAAGCGTCTTTATACTTTGTTGCTACACCAGCAAATGCAGAAGCTAATTGCTTGTGAGATGCTGTCATTAGAACTGTATCTGGCTCTCCACCTAATGTGAAAGCAGTTAATAAACCAGCTTTTAGTAGAGCTTCAGTGTAAGTTCTGTTTGTACCACCTGCGATTGCAGTTGCACCTGTACCAGCAGGAGTTGCTGATGGTGAACCACCTACAGAATAGTTAGGACCATTAGTTAGTCCTGAAGGACCATACCATGTGCCTACTGATGCAGATTTTCTAGCAGTTGTAGCGTTACCAGCGACTTTAGCTTGTTCGATACCGACCATAGCGTTTTCCATGTCACGCTTGATCTCTTTACCCATTTTCGCTAACTGGTAAGCCATTTGTGTAGCCATACCTGCATTATCTACAGCATCGTCAGTTCCTGAAATAGTTACTGATTTTGCAGAGATTTGTGTGTAGTTAGTAAGTCTTGAAGTTGCACTACGAGCATCACCAGAATAATCATCACCTTCAACTTGTGCATTTACTGCTACTGCTGATAGTGAATCTGTTTGCCATTCGTGTAGTGTGTTTGTTGCTGTACCTTTAGATGCGTTGCTCATAAAAGGAGTTTCAGTCGGTGAAATATTATAAATTACATCAGCTAAATCTTCTCTTATAGAATTAACACCATCATAGGTATCAAAAGTATTGGTTGGTTGTGCCATTACTTATTTTCCTTTCTATGTTGTTATTGAGAATACATCTCTCGTAGAACAGAAACAGCGTCTTGCACTTTTCCTGTTTTTCTAAGAGTTGCTTTTTTAGATTTCATACGTTTAGCAATTTCATTTTCATCTTGAACTTTTGCACTTGATGAACTCACAACCTTCGATACCTTTGTTACTTTTTTGTTTTTAAGGTTAGCTTTTTTTAACTTATCGTAGCGATAAGCATTGGCTAACATAATAACGGAACGATGATCTACTAACATATTGATTTCTTGGTCTGTATAGCCAATTTCTTTGGCATAGCTTGTTAAATTTTTAACAAACTCAGGACCTTTTTCTTTGTCAGCATAAATAGGTAGTTTTTGAGCAAGAAGTTCTCTCTGTTGTTCAAGATAAGCATTGTATTGTTTACTTTGTTCCTCTTGTTTTTCAGATTGGATTCTTTGTCTTTCTTGATTGGCTTTTTCTAATAACTCTTTTCTGCGATCTTGTTCTGCTTTTACACGAACATACTCAGCAGGATTATCTTCATAAAGTCGATCAAGGTCTACCTTTGATGGTTCACTTTGTTTTAATTGTTCAGACAATATTTGAATTTGCTTCTCATATTGATCTCTTTTGATTTTAGCCTCCTCGTTTTGCCTAGTGTATTGATTTTTTAGTTCTTCTACACTTTTTCTATCTTGCGATAGTTTTTCGGTTTTACGAGTATAATCACTTTGTCGAGAATAACCTTTCATAAGTTCATCAAGGGTGACTTCTTGTTCTTGTCCATCGACAACAACTCTATAAAGTTCCTGATTAGTATCAGATGGTTGTTCATCTTCAATTTGATTAATTAGTTCATCATCTTCAAAAGCATCTTCGATATTCGTTTCCGAGTCGCTTACTTCTTTTGTCGATTCTTCACTTGCTGTTCCCTGAGTCTTAGAGGCTTCTGAATTTAGTAAGTTTTTCAGGGCGTCAGCTACCTCTCCTTGTGTATTTAGAGGCTTGGGCGTAGGTGCAACAGATTCATTTTGAGTTTCTGTTGCAGAGTCCATTACTGGTTGTTCTGCCATTTATTTCTCCTATTTTTTTATGATTTTACCAGTCTCCATGACAGACTGGATTTGCATCACAACAAGTTCTAACATTCTTCTCATGTAAAAAATGTTTTCCCTCTGTTCTGAATTTTGTAGATCACTGTTTAGCCATTCATTAGCTAGGTCGGATCGAATTTTGTTTATTGCTTCTACAAAGATTGGGTTTTCTAATATGTCTTTTGCTTGTTGGCTTCTTTTTATTTCCTTATCTGCCACCAGTAAATCCAAACCCTTCTTTAAACCTTGCATTACCAAAGTTACGTTTGTTGCGTTCTATGTTTTTTGCAATATTGGATCTATAGACATCATCATTTCTAACTCTGTTTCCACTTGAGTCTACAGATGTTAGTGGTGAAGTTCCTAATAAACCACCTGTTAAATCTTCTGCTATTTTACCACTGCCTATCCCTTGTGCAGTTGGTCGATCTGTTCTGTTTATAACACTATCTATCGCTTCACCTACAGTTATAGAGCTACTAGGAACACCAAGAGGATTACCTTGTACTGAATTGTAATATTGTTGAGGATTAAAAACTTGATATGTTCCGTTGTTTA